TGGGCGGACGACCAGCGCGCATGAGCATGCGGGCGAGCATCTGAGGGTCTGGCCGGCTGGGATTGGTGAGTGGCACAGGAGGTACCGGCGGCAGCATGGGCTCGACGCTCACAGTCATGGCGCCGGGCGTCGCAGGCGGCACGACGCCGGCCATCGGCATCGCTTCGACGTTTGCTGGCATGGCGCCGGGGGCTCCGCGCGGCGCTCGCGGCCTTGCGGGCGCAGCGGGACGCGGCGGCGGCGGGATCGGGGCCGCAGCGCCGCGCGGGTCGGTTGAGGGCATGTACGGGATCGACGGCGACGGCGCGTCGTAGCCGCCGGGCGGCGTCGGAGGCAGCGCGGGGTTGGGCAGTCGCTCGTACATCTGCGCGGCGTCCGCGACCTCAGCGGTCGACATCGCCGGGCGGCCACCCATGCCTAGGAACCGACGGATGTCGTCGAGCGAGTAGGACCGCACCGGGCCTCCGGCGGTGCCTTCGGGGCGCAGCATCGGGTCCATGATGCCCGCCATGCGGCGGTCGAATGCGTCCTGCTCTTCGCGGCTCATTGCCATCGGCATCACTCCTTGTTGCGCGCGCTGATGGCGCGGGCCTTGGACTTGGCGTCTTCCTTGCTCGACGCGCCCCACGCGCGCAGGGCCAGGGCGAGGCGGGTCGGCTTGCCGTTCTTCTCCATCGGCCCGGGCATGTTGCCCATGCGCGCGAGGAAGCTGGCGCGGCGCGGGTTGTCGCCGGACTTCACGGGAGCCTTGAGCGTGCCGCCGGTTTCGGCCTTGTAGGACGCGCGGCCCTTGGCGTTGAGCCCGCCTTTGGGGCTCTGGCCTTCCTTGCGCTGCCAAGCCGGGCTGCTCATCGCTTGTTCTCCGGTTTCGCGGTCTTCGCGGCCTGCTTGAAGTCGGCCTCGCTCGGCCTGCCCTTCTCGCCGGGGCGCTTCATCCTCTCGCCGGAGCCGGCCTTGATCCGCTCCTGCTTGGCAAGGATGTTGGCGTAGAGGCCGGGCTTGTTCATGGCATCACGCCGAGAAGATGCCGACCGCGACGACGGTGACGCCCGCGCCGGTCGTGATCTTCCACGGGCCGGTCACCGCCGCCACCTCGATGTCCACGTCGTAGACGCCGATTGGCGTGTTGGCCGGGATCGACAGGATCGTGGTCGAACCGTCGATCACCGAGACCGTCGAGGTCGCGGCGGTCGCGACGGCGACGACGAGGCGGTGCAGGTAGTCGCCCGCCGCGCCCGTGCCGCCGAGAACCTGGTTCGACTGCGAGACCGCGACGGTCTCGTACTGGTAGCGGTAGGGGTAGCTGACGCCGGCCATCTGGGCCTCCTCAGGAAAGGAATCGGAGCTTGTAGATCGTCGCGTCGATCAGCGACGCAATGGCGTCGATGTCGTTTTGGAGCTCGCTGCGGTCGGGCAGCTTCTTGCGCGCCTTCTCGACGTAGGCCTTCTGGTCCTCAAAGTACGAGACCATCGCGTCGCCGCCCTTGCCGCGCGGGCTGTCCATGCGCGCGACGAACTTGCCGACCAGCCCGTAGCAGCCCTGATAGGCCTCGACGACGGTATCCACGAGGCCGGGGATCGCCTCGTAGTACTCGCCCACCGCCTTGTGCGCGGCGTAGCTCGAGGTGGACCAGTGCATGAAATGCGCGGCGATGGCGGTGCAGAGCATATGGCCTGCGAACTCGCCCATCGCGGCGTGGTACTCGCTCGACTCGCTCATATCCTGGCGCTCCTGCTGCGCGTCTCATGCGCGGCCCACATGTCGTTCAGCGTGGCTGCGTTTGCGGCGCCGACGAGCAACGGGCGGTCGGCCCGAGGCGGCTCGACGGGCGCTTCCTCGCGCCACGCGACCGCCAGCATACGAAAAGCGTCGGCAGGATGCGAGGTCCAATCATGCCTAGGCGTCGCGCGGAAAGCGCGCTTGTCCTCGTCGTACTCGCGCTGGTACTGGCGCAGGGCCTCGATACCCTCGCGGCAGATGTCGGCGTCGAACCAGCAGCGCGGCAGGACGAGGCGCGCGGCTTGGATGCCGTCCTGCACGCCGAGGTCGGCGACGATCTGGAACTTGCCGATGCCGCCGAGCAGCGTCGCGAGCTGCTCGACCACGCTGCGCCCGCCCGAGGCCAGCGTCTTCGCCCGCGCGTCGTGCGGGAGGTGATGGCGGGCGTAGCGGTAGGGCTTGCCTGCGACGATCTCGGCTAGATCCGCGACGGTCGAGCCGCTGCTGGCGTGGTAGTCCAGCACGTGGATCTCGCCGCCAGCGACTTGGTAGAACCAGATCGCCGTATCGTCGCGGTAGCCGATGTCCCACGCCGTGAACACGGGGCGGTCGGGATCGTGCGGGACGCGCCCGATGCGGCCCGCGTCCGAGGCCTCGCGCATCTCGACGCCGTAGAACGCACCGAGGATGGCCGCCTCAAACGAGCACTCGTACTCCTGGTCGTACTGGTCCTGCGTCAGCTGCGCGCGCAGGGCGTGAAGCTCGGTCGGCGGCAGGATGCCCGAGGCGCTGGCCGGCAGGCGAAGGCAGAACCAATCGGGCGATCGCTGCGCGGCGTCGAAGGCCTCAAAGAACTGGTTCCTGCCCTTGGGCGTCCCGCCGATCACGGCCCAGCCAGCTCTGTCCGAGAGCGTCGGGCGGATGACGTTGCCCCAAACCGAGGGGCGGAAATCGCCGTACTCGTCGAGGTAGACGCCGTCGAAGCCGAGCCCTCGCATCGCGTCGGCGTTGTCCGCGCCGAACAGCTGGATCTTCGAGCCCGTGTGCGTCGTGAGCAACAACTCGGCCTCATTCACGCCGGCGGTAGCGGGCGCGGCGAAGCGCTTGAGGTAGTCCCAGGCGACGGACTTGGCCTGCGAGCGATACGGCGCAACGTAAGCGTAGTGCGCGTGGGGCCGCTGCGCGGTGATCGCGGCTCGGATCAGGTCGTTGACCGCCGCGACCGTTTTCCCTGCGCGCCGATGCGCGACGAGGCAGGCCCAGCGTTGCGTGCGTTTGTGGAACGGGACAAACGCCCTTCGAGGCGCGTAGGGCATCCGCACGGTCTGAACGCGCGGCGCGCTCATTCCGGCTCGCCCCACTCGTAGCGGATCACCTGTGGGCCGCCTTCGGGGCCGGTTACCTCGGTGCGCGCGAGCTTCGGCACGTGGTACTCGACCAGGTCTTGGATGCACCGAAACGCCGCCAGCGGGCCTTCCTCGGCCTCGATGCGCTCGAGCAGGTGGCCGAGGCGCGGCGTCTGCTGCTCAACGAACGCAGCAATGGCCTCGCGGGCATTCGCGGTCGAGCGGTTCGGTCGCCCGGCCCTTGATCCGCCGCCGGTTTTCTTGCCCTTCGCCATGGCAGATTATCGCAAATCGCGATCAGGCATGGTCTGCATGGCCCAAATCATGCCCCGCGCCGCGCCATGCGTCAACCGCATATCGCCATGCGTTCTTTGCAATGGTGCGGCGAAACCGGCGGTGTATGTTCCTCGCATCGCAACGGCGCCGAGGCGCCAAACAACGGAGAGAACGATGCTCGCGATCACGATCAACGATACGAACTGCGACACGACCGAGGACAAGGCCCGGGCGCACGCCGCCGCGATGGCGGTGTTCGACGCCGCCGGTTGCAAGCCGGTTGATGCTCAGGACGAGTACCGCTCCCAGCTCGACGCGCTCGACAATGAGGTCGACATGACCGGCCTGGCGCTCGTCTGGCTGAACGCGCGCAACGCCGCCGAGGTCGCGGCCAGCAAGGGCTGGCACAATCCCAACGGCTGCGAGGTCACGATGGACGCATGGTGAGGCCGCCATGCGCGTCTCCCCCGACATGGACCTCGCCCAGCTCCGCGACCTCATGGGCGAGGCCTCCCTCCTCGACGCCGCCGCGCTGCGCGACGTCCTGATCCGCCGCCGGGTCCGCGACACGGCCCACTTGGCTGGGATCGAGTGGAGCGATGCCATCGCGGAAGCTCATCGCCGCCTGCCGGCGCACCTCCGACCCGAAACCGCCTAGAG